CCGCAGCGTGCGATGCACGGCACCGCAAGTCAAAACCTCAGCCTGATCGCGTCAGTTGCAGCGCGGGGAGCATTTCAGCGCAGCGCGACAGCCCTGCTGACGGCAGATGCGGCTGCAGCGCGGATGTTTGCTGGACATGAGGCGAGCACTGCGGCGACGAGCTTCTCTGTAGCGGTATCAGTGCAGAGCGGCAAAGAGCGGGCGGTGGTGCAGGCGATGGCGATGGGCGTCTACGTGACCGCTGTGGTCAATGCACCGACGCAGCGGCGGTTGCTGATTGTGAGCGGCGGCTAAACCTTTCCATGACAAAGCAGATTCTCAGCATTGCGATCATTGTCGCCCTCGCCTGTCCGGCTAGTCCGCAAGTGGTGGCGCATCACTGCGAGAGCACCTCGAGCATCGCGGTCGCGCAATCCAAGGCGTGCGCGGTCTCAAGCTCCAATACTCCGTCCTGCACCTACAACTCGAACGTCACCAGCGGAAACTTGATGGTGGCGTGCGTCGATTCGGCGTTCAACTACGGTACGGTGAATGGGCACTTCACCAACACCGACGGCGCAGGGACGCTGGTTTACGGCAGCAATACGATCGATTACACCGACGGCAAGATCCGCTGCGATTACAAAGTCGCGACGTCAACCGGCTCAAAGACGTGGACGCTGGCCGATCTCGGCTTTGCGGTCAGCGTTGAGATCGTCATCACCGAAGTCTCGGGCCTGGCGAATAACACCCTTGATAAAACCGTCAGCGCCACTGGGACAGGAACGACTGCGGACAGCACCAACACGGCGACGACGACCGCAGCGAACGAGATTGTTCTTGGCATTGTTGGCAGCATCAACACCGCGACGTGGAGTTGCGGAACCGGATTCACGCTCGGCGCGCGCGGCTCCGAATCCGGCACCGGGCACAGCGCTGCGCTTTGCTACAAGGTGCTCTCCGCGACAGGGACACCGAACTTCACCGCTACCGTCGGTGCCAGTATGAATTGGGGCGCGGGCGCATTTACCTTTAAGTAGGAGCGAAGTTGAAGAAGCCTGCAGCCGTCATAATCGCGCTGTTCGCCTCAGCGACGTTGCTCCTGGCGAGCTCGTCCGTGCGGCGCTGCCTCGCCCCTGGCGGGACCGTCTATTGGAATATCGATGCCTCAGCCCTGAGCTCTGGCTCGTGCGGTTCCACGGTCGGCGCGCTGAACTGGACGCATGGTGCCTCTGGGGCCTGCACGGTGACGACCTCCTGCCCGGCGGGAATGTCAAACTGCATCAAGCTGACGACGAGCAACGCGACGGCCGCTTTTTCCGAGCTCTACCCCACGGACTTTGGCGCAGCTGCAAACAATGCCCCGACGGTAAACGGAAGCACATCTTCTGGCGGGCTATGGTTCACGTTCGACATCGCTTGGGACTCGTCAACCGACACGGCTTGCAACTCGCCGAACGTCGGACAGATCAAGACCCTGCTCAACCGCGGCGGCGCGTTCGTGAACACCATCGCGGAAGAAAACCCGCCGTCATGGTTGCAGTTGATTGCTGGTCTCGGCGGTGGCGCGACGGCGCAGCACAAACTGGCTATTTACTCCGACTTCGATACCGGCGGCAGCATCAATCACAGCACCAGCACCAACCTGACGACTCCCATCACGGTGAAGGCGCATCTGCGCCGCGATACGACGGCACACCTCGGCTACATCGAAGTCTGGGAGGGCGGCTCGAAGATCGTCGATACCGTCACGCCAAACGGCACGGTCAACACTTCTGGCACCTCGGTAACGCGCGTTTCCGGTACGAGCTTCAACACCGGCTGGTGCTGCTCAGTGATGTTCATCTACATCAACGGAACGCGCTACGCAATCTCATCGGTTGCCGATGGCGACCACATGACGCTCGCGACGAGCGCCGGCACGCAGACGGGCACGACCTTTTATATGGACGCCTACGGCTCAGACGATACGACGAAGAAGCTGGGCATGGGGCTGGGCATCGCCTACACGGAAAGCTGCGCGTCAGGCACGATGGCAATCTACATCAACAACTACAAGGCGTGTGACTATGCCTGCTTCACCACGCCGTAGCTTCGAGTTCGCAGGCGGGGCAGAAGTGGCATCCAGGTTCGGCGGGATCGCCGCAGAGTTCACAGGGGCGCGAGCAGCGATAGCGCACGAACGGGGCACGGAGATATTGCCATAGCCGCTTCATCATGAGACGTGCACCCGAGCAAGGATGATTAGCGGGATGATGGCGGGCGAAG